CCAATACACGCCCAAGCCGGGTGTGCCGGTGGTGAAGACGGTGCCGATGGAGGACGTGCTGCACTTCCGTAACACCTTCCTCACACCCGACCTGCTCTACGGCATCCCGACGCTTCAGTTCGCCATGCGGTCGCTACAGATTTCGGCCACGGGCGATGAACAGACCCTTCAGGACATGGCGAAAGGTGGCCGCTACAAGGTGTTGCTCCAGGAGAAGGACAGCAACCCGATTGGCACCAGGGGACGCGCCAATGCCAACCAGCTGCGCGATATGACGCGACGTTTCCGCGAGGACTGGGCCAGCAACGATGTGCTGCTGCTCGATAATGTGGCAGACGCAAAGATGCTCAGTCAGACCTCGCAACAGTTGCAGCTCTTAGAGAGCCGTGGCTTTGAAGTGAAGAGCCTGGCGCGTCTGTTAGGCATCCCCCTGGTGATGATGATGGAAGGCGACGGCGGCTCGTATAAGATGCCGGAACTGGCCACGCAGGAGTTTATGCTGCGCACCATACAGCCCCGCATCCGCGAGCATGAGGACGAGATGAACAGCAAGCTCCTCGGCGTGGGCGACTTCGGCAAGCGTCGCATCCATATCTGCGAGAAAGCCCTGCGCCGTCTTGACCCGATGCAGCAGGCCAACCTCGACAAGAGCCGGTTAGAGACGGGAGCCATGACCATCAACGAGATTCGCCAGCAGTACGACCAGCCCGCCGTGGAGAACGGCGACGAGCCGATGGCCAGCGCGAACATGATGACGCTGAAGGCTCTCATCGCCAAGAGCGAGGGCGCAACGGAGCTGAAGCCGGGTAACTACACCGTGAGTGACCCTGCGGAGAAACCGCAGGGCACAGCGGCCAACGGAGAGGAGGGCGCATAGATGGGTTACAGCAGCGGCATGTTAGATAAGAAGGTCGGCATCTGGTCGGTTGACCGACAGGCCGACGGCCAAACGGGCGTGAGAGGCACCGGCGGCGTGAAGTATGTGTGCAACGGCTGTGTGTGGGGCAGCGTGAAGTGGAACAAGGGACAGCGAGCCATGATGGAGGGTGCATTGGAAAGCTACGACGTAGTGATGATTCGCATGAGGTGGAGCGACGCCCACGCCCGCAACCTTGACAAGGACTGCCGCCTGACCGCCGAGGGCAAGACCTACCAGATACTACAGTTGCAGGATGACCGACGCGAGAATATCGTGCAGATCATCGCACAAGAGACTAACGAACAATTAGGAAAAGAACTATGACAACAGCAGAAGAACTTTATCAGCAATTTTTCAACCGCTACAAAGGCATAATCCAAGGCCGCACGGAAGAGGACATGATACATCTGGGCACAATGACACAGCGAGTTATGCAGTGGCTCTGCGTCTACGAGCCTGACATTGCAGCCCAGGCCATCGCCATTCTCGACGGTGAAAGCAAGAATCAGGAATGTCGCAACTATCTGAGCGGCCACGAGGCCAGCGAGATTGTTCGCCAGATGGAGCCACAGCCGCATTGGTCGCTCCGTCAGGTGCTCGACATGCTGAAGAGTGCAGGCTACGCCACCGACGAGCCGCCCTATTTCAACGACTACGCACTGGCCACCACCATGTGCATGATACTCTCTGACAGCGGGCAGACGCTTCAGCGCATCATAGGCTCGCCATCGCATCCCGCTACCAACGAGGAACTGCTGGCCTCCGTCTATCAGCTCGCCATTGACAAGCTGAAAGACAAGGACGGCAAATTCAACATCCGCAAATATTTCGACCTATGAAGAAAAGACAGACCATCGCCATCGTACATTACAACACGCCCGAACTCACTGAGGCGTGCATTATGAGCCTCCGAAAGACCGGGTGCCAGTGGCCCGTCGTGGTATTCGACAACAGCGACGAGCTGCCGTTCAAAAAACGCATGGCGGGCGTAAAGCGAATTGACAACACCAAAGGACAGCTCATCGACTTCGACGAACTGCTTGCCTCGCACCCCGCAAAGTGCTGGGACATAGCCAAGCTGAGCAACTACGGCTCACTGAAGCACATCGCCAGCGTGCAGAAGTTGTGGGAGCTGTTGCCCGACGGCTTCATCCTCATGGAAAGTGACATCTTGCTCCGACAAGACCCCAGCCCACTATGGCAAGAGGAATATGCCAGCGTGGGCCGCATACAGTGGCACCAGAAGGGCAACCAGTTCGACATCCCGCGTATGCTGCCGTTCCTTTGCTACATCAACGTGCCGCTGCTGACTGCCAACGGCGCACGCTACTACGACCCGAAGCGGTGCTGGGCTGTTGTAGGAGCAACCCGGAACGTGCGCGGTAACTGGTACGACACAGGAGCAGCCATGTTGGAAGACATCATGCGCACCAAGCCGCAGTTGGTCGCCAGAAACGTCATCCGCCTTGATGACTACTATGTTCACTACAAGGGCGGATCGTGGCGGCAGAACGACATGAAGCATCAGGCAGAGTGGCTGAAGCAGAATGAAGAGTTGTGGAGCAAATAAAGTAAACCCCGGCAAGCAAAATCTCCGGCTAACGTAACGTGAAATAAAAATTAACGTAAGGACAAATAAAAATTGACGTAACGATATGGCACAATTAACACTGAAGGTCAAGAAGGTGGACAACAAGAACCTTCGCACGAAAATAAACGGTTTCGCCAGTCGCGCCATTGCTAACGGCGTAGCCACATTCGATGACATCTGCGCACAGGCAGCGAACAATACGACGCTCCACCCGAAGGAGCTGGCACTGGCTTTTGGGCTTGCTCTCGATGCAGTACGCGACGCACTCAAGAACGGCAAGATTGTTGACCTCGACCAGATTGGCCGACTCTACCCCGCCATCAGCAGCCATTGGACTGAGACGGAGGATGAGCAGACGCTTGACGGACTGACCAAGCGCGTGGCCTACCGTCCGAGCACTGAAATCAACACAGCCATTGCAGGCGCAAAGCTGGCATGGGCCACGGCAAAGGAGGCTGCCGAGAGCGAAAACAACGGCACGACCACTGACACGGGCGACGATGACAACCAGCAGGGCGGCAACGGTGGCGGTCTGCCTGATTTGGAAGGGTAAACCCCATACGGCATAATTGACGATAAGTAAACACAATTCAAAAAGTAATATGGATGCAAAGAAACGAGAAATCAGAAATCTGGAATGCCAGCTTGCCTTTAGAGAGGCTACAGGCGAAGAGTCTGCGCAGGGCATCCTTGGCACCATCACAGGCCGAGCCATCGTGTTCAATGCTGAAAGCCAAATTCTCGACGAGTACGGACAGACATTCCGCGAAGTGATTGCGCCTGAAGCCGCCACGATGGACTTCCTGAACACGCAGGACATCAAGATCAATATGCTCCACATGCGTGAACTGACCTTCGGACGTGCCAAGCGCGGCGTTGGCAATGCCCGTCTGAGCGTTGACAGCCAGGGCGTGAACTTCGAGGTGGCCGTGCCTAACTGCGACCTCGGCATCCGTGCCCGCGAACTGACCAAGGCCGGAGTCTATGACGGATGCAGCTTTGAGTTCTGGCCGGACAAGTACGACATCGAGGAGCGCGAAGGCAAGGTGCCACTGGTGCGCCACACCCACTTCCGCGCCATCACCGCCCTGACGCTGGGCATGGACCCCGCCTACTTGCAGACCTCGCTCTCTGCCCGCGAACTGCTTGACACCATCGAGCACCGCGAGGAAGAGGAAAAGGAAACCACCGACGACGAAAAGAAGGTGGAAGAGGAAGAGAAGGCCGCTGAGGAATCCGAAGAAAAAGAGGAATCGGCTGAGACCAAAGAGGCCGAAGAGACCGACGAGGAGCGCGAGGCCCGCGAACTGGCCGAGAAAGAGCAGCGTGAGCGTGAGGCCGTGGCCGTCATGCGTATGCGCCGCAACCGTCTCTCGCTGATGAACAGAGAAATCGAAGACATTATTTATTAACCCCTTAAACGTTTAAGCAATGAACAAAAAGGAAATCATGAAGCTGATGTCTCGCAACCGCGAGATTCAGGACAGCTTTGCCGCTATGTACGACAAGGCCGAGAAGGAGAAGCGTGAACTGACCGCCGAGGAGAAAGCCCAGGAGGAGCAGCTGAAGCGCGAGTTTGAAACCAACCAGCGCAGCATCAAGATGTATGCCGACGAAGCTACCGTGGCCAGCATCCGTGAGAGCGAGAACAAGAACCAGCAGCTGCGTGAGTATCTGAAGGACGTGCAGCAGAAGCGTGCCAACGCTACCACCGTACTGCTGAACCCCGTCACCACGGGTTCCGACCAGAACTCCACCGCCAACATCTACAGCAGCGGTGCTATCCCCATCACCATCCACGACGTGATGGACACGAAGGTTGAGGGCACCACGCTCCCCGCCGGTGTGAACATCCTGACGGGTGTGGTTGGCGACAACCTCTGGCCTATCAGTGCCGACGACGTGGTGGCCAGCGTTGCAAACGAGGTCGCCCAGATTGAAGAGCAGGCTCTGACCTTCACCAACATCAAGGCCGTCTCGGAGCGCGTCGCCCTGGCTGTTGCCGTCT